ATTTGAGAGCGCAGTAGTACGCGCCTGTAAATCCATCTGGGCTTTATTCTTTGCGATGTCAGCGCCCATTTGGATGCCAGCACGTTCTTGTTCAAACTGTTGCTTGAATTCGATCTCTTTGATTTGCGCACCTGTGCGAAGAGCTTCCAACTCCAGTTTGCCGCTGACTTCTTGCTCTCGTAAAGCCTGTGCGTCGGCTTTTCCAGCAGCGTCCATCATGATCTTTTGTTTCTTCAACTCTAGCTCTTGCGCTTTGAGTTGGAGTTCCTGCATCTGCAACTGCATGACTGGGTCTTGCATCTGTTGCTGAGCTTGCTGTTGTGCAGCTTTGGCTTTGTTCTGCATCAGCACTTGGTTGGCCGCTTGAGCCATCATGCCCGACAAGGCAATCTCAATCTGCGGTGGCAACTTCTCGTCTTCGGGAGGCAGGGGCATGCCCAACTGTTGCTCGATCTGCTGGCGCATCTGATAACCAACGTGCTCTGCAATGTGCGCAGTGATTGCGCCCATGATCTTGGGAGCCTGTGGGTTCTGACCAATGAATTGCTGCATCATCGGGTCTTGCAACAGCATCATGTGCACCTGCATGTGAGCAGCGTGATCTTGATGCAAGAATGCTTTAAGTGGCTTACCTTTAAGCGCATTCTGATTCTCTTGCACTGGGTCAATCGGCTTTTGATCGTCCTCAATTGGTACAAGCTTCTCAGCGTTCTTGATACCCAAGACGCCCAACATACCGCGATGGAGTTCTGGCAAGTTGTAGATGTCCGGAGCCATCTGCGCCATCTGAATGACGGCTTGATACTGGATAACGCGCTGAGACATTGTCGCAGCGTTGGGGTCTGACACGGGGATAACGTCCACCAAGTCATAGTCGGCTTTCTTAGCTTTGCGAGTGCCGTACTCGGGTGTGTATGTGTAGTCCGCGTCTGTGTAGTCGCGGATGATGTTCTTCAAAAGATTGAACTCTTGCTTTAGGGCAAAGTGCACACGAGCCTGCACCGCAGTCATCACTTTCAGTTGTCTTTCTAACAACGCAAGTGTGGTTCCCACGGGCGCGTTAGCGCTCATGTCAGACACCTTCATGTCAGCAGTAGCGGCAAACCGGCGACCTTCATCAACGATGGTCTGCATCAAGTTGAACAACGTCTGGCTTGGCTCTTTGTATGGGAGCGGCAAGATGTTGTCGCGGATCGTGCCCGAGCCAACGTCTACGTCACGGAACTCTCCGGGTGCGATTGGTGTGTCGTCGCCCTTGATTCGCAGGCCCCGTGTCTTGAGTCCACCGGGTAAGTTAGCAAGCGTTCCTGCATCGACGAGTTGTCGCATGAGGGAGGTAGCGGATTTAGCAAAGCCTCCGATAAGATGGAAAAGCCCGAAGCCGTAAGCTCCAAAACCCGGGATATATTGGTAGTGCACAAAGTGTTGGCGCTTGAGTCTGAGGTCATCATCTTCTTTCCAGTTACGGCGGATTGACAGGATGTCGTTAGAGCCTTTAATCAACGTGACAACGTACGGCAGCATGATGCCGGTCTCTTCACCTGCGTCGTCTTTGTCTTCGTAGCCTTCAAGGTTCAAGTCCACGTGGCACTCATACAGGGTGTAGCGGTCGTCGTTCAAATCACTAAAGCCTGTCTCTTTGTCCTTGGCTTTCTGAATGTCTGTCAATTCTTTGGGTGAGTCAGGCAACTCAATATCAAGATAGAAGCCCGCTTGCTGGAGCTTGATGATCTCGTTCTTGGTCTTGCGCATGACGTGCGTGATGCGGTAGCAAGTATCCAGATCTGTTGTGCCGTACGGCAGATACATATCTTCCGCAGGAATAAACATGGAGACCTGACGTCCCAAATTGGGATCGTAGTACACCTTCTTAAACGCTGAGCCTGTAGCTGGCAGTGACCAGAGCATGCGCTCGTGTTCAGCGCGGTACTCAGTCATGACTTCCGTCAACTCGTAGTTCATGTCGTCTTCAACGTTAGACGCAACTTCTTTCATCTCCGGCGTTTCTTTGCCGATGAGTTTGCTACGCACAGGCCCTTGGGCTGGGAACGTCTCAGTAATTGTCTCTGCTTGGAAGCGAACAACAGCTTCTGTAATCATGGGGTGGAACACACCGCATGCGCCGTTCCATGGTTCAGTGCGCTCCTCAATCTGCAAGCCAAGCAGCTTTAGACCATCAACGTAAGTCTTTTCCCAATCTTTACGACCATTCTTGTCGTTGTCAATGTCAGACACCAAGTCCCCAGCCAAGGATTGCAAGGCACCACTGTTTATGTACTCGGCCAAGTTATCGTCAAAGCCTTCTTCATCGTCATCTTCTTTGCCGATGGTGATCTCAATACCATCCATGCCGATGGTAACTTCTTCGGGATCAACAATCTCAATCTCTAATGGTGACTCTTGCTCGCCCAGCGCGTCGATGCCCACGGGTTGTTGGTACAGCGCTTTGTCAATATTCGTTGCCATGTGTAGTCCTAGTAGTATTCGTGTTTCCGGCGGCGAAAGATTTCAAGCTCGTCTTTCTCGTCCGTGTCTAAAGCAATAAAGCCGCCTTGCCTGAAGCGTAGCAGCGCCTGTGTTGTTGTATCCACGTAGTCGTCGTGCTCCCCAACTGGGAACGCGGCCACCTCTTCAATCACTTCCCGTGCCCAGCGTGTGTCAGGTGCCCAGACTTTACCACTGCTGAATAAATCCGCAACTGCGTTGACACGCACCATCTTGTCGTTGCCGCGGCTTGGGCTGAACTCCTGCACCGGTATGCCCAGCGCCCTGAGCTCCTGTATCAATGGCGCGCCCGCTGCCTTCTTCTCCACGATAAACGCATCAGGCTCCCACTCTTTGTAGTGCTTGAGCGCAATCGTCTTAAGTTCAGGGAACGCCATCCTGTCCTTGAACGCGTCGAGCAATATGAGCTGGGGCGTGTCGTTCTCCTCCTCGTTGTAGAAGATGCCCCACGTTGTGCATGCCGAATAGTCGGAGTTGTTCTTGGTCTCAAACGCCGTGTCCCACGACTGGATGATGTACTCGCACGTTGGCGGCTCGTCACCTTCCCAGATTCTCCAGAGCTTGCGACTGATGATGGCGCTGTTCTCGGATGTAGGCTGCTGCATGTACTGCGCGTTCCAATATCTCGGATCCAACGACGCTTTGGTGGACTTGAGGGACGCCAGTGGCCACTGCTCTGGCCACAGAGACTTCTCGTTCTCCGTGTCTTCATTCAGAATGGCTGGCAGCTCCACGATTTCCCATGGCACAGCCTCTGGATTCTTGGCTTGGTAGTCAATCAAGCGCCCAGTCAGGTCAAGCAAGGACCATCTGGTCATAATCACAATGATCGCACCACCGGGCATCAGACGTTGCAAGGGGCCAGTCTGGAACCAAGACCAAGCCGTGTCAAAAGCCAGCCGACTGTTGGACTTTACATCCTGTTCAGAATGAGGGTCATCAATAACAAACAAGTCAGCACCGCGTCCGGCAAGCGCGCCGCCCACACCAGCAGCATAATACTGCCCGCCAGCAGAAGTCGACCACTTTCCTGCGGCCTTCTGGTCGTCCGCCACCATCGTTTGAGGAAATACTTCACGGTATTCTTCAGAGTCAATTAAGTTCCTCACTCTCCGTCCAAAGTCTTCAGACAGACCCGCAGTGTGCGTGCCCATGATGATCTTCTTGTGGGGGTACTTGCCTAAAAAATAAGCAGGGAACAGGTATGAGCTGAACTCAGACTTACCCATACGTGGCGCAATGTTGATAATCACGCGTTTTTTGCGTCCTTCAACCACATCTGTGAAGATTTTGGCCAGCTTCCTGTGGTGCGGCCCGATCTTAAAGCCCGGATAGACGCTCTGGGCGAACCCCAACATGTTTGTTTTGGCCGCTTGCAAGCTGGCGCGTTGTTCGCGCATCTCCAAATCTTGGAAAAGCTCCATCTTTTCTGCCAGCGTCATGTGCGGCAGTGCCTTGGCCATGGCCTCAAGCTCTATTTTGCTAAGCGTTGTGAAGTTTTCAGGCTTCATCGGTCTTTTCTTCCGTCACATCAACCACGTCGATCACACCCATGAACCTGTTGAGCTTGTCTTTGATCCGAGCTTCAAGCTCTACGTCAGACATCTCGGTCTTCTTGACTTCAACCCGCTCAGTAAACAGCGCGACTTCCGTCACCTTGCCCAGCATGTCTAGCGCTTTGAGGCGGATGCGTGCGTCTGGGTGTTTTACTTCTTCAAGAATCTTGGCTACGGCAAAGCCGCGAAGCTCCTTGGCCTGCTCCACAAAAGCCCAGTCGTAGGCTGTGAGCATTCCAACCAAATGCTGGACTGCGGCAGGGGTTTTTAAATTAGTCAGCGCTTGTTGTGTATTCCCAACAGGCTGGCCTGTGACCAGACTTGCAAAAGATTTACGGGCGGCTTCCTGATCGGCTTTGGTTTCGATCTCTTCGTCTTCTAGCTCAAGCGCTTTGAGCCAGTCCGCTGTTTTGACTTTGGCGTCAATCGTGGTTGTGGGGTCCGCTTTTTCAAAAGACAGAACCGCCGCCGTGGCGTCGACCACGTCTGGATGAAACTCGCCGTTAATCAGATGTTCAAGCATTGCGTAGGTTGGTGCTGGCGTCGCACTTGTTGCCTCGTTGTCGTTAGTGTACACTTCTTTTCGGCAGTGGTGCAAGTTTCTTCATCATTGCTTCTCCTTGAGGTTCGCCTCCTTGAAGCCCCGGCTAAACACCGGGGCTCTTTTTTATTGTGCCGTGTCCAACGTTTGACATGGTACCTTGGAATTTTTTAGAAATTTTTGGGGGGTGGGGTGTTTGGGTTTGAGAATTTTAAAAATTTGATTTGCGGGTGAAGAACAGTGTTTATACG